ACTAGAGCTAAAAGAAAAGGCACAAAGGCAGGGAAGCAATTCGTCAAACAGCCAAAGGGCATCGCAAAGAAAACACGAGCGTACAGGAAAGTAAAGTAATGGTAGTAAAAGCATGGTTCATAGTAGCAGTAATGTCTGGTGTATATACAGACGGAACAAAAGATATATTCATATTCCAACACCCTGCTGATCATGGACATTTTCATAATGCACATATGTGTCAAAAGTTTATAGGCGATCACCCTTTTAAAATAGCAAGAGCTTTAATTAAACAGTACGGTAGTAGACCACCAGAGCAAATTATGTGTGTGCCTGAAGATACTGTTAGACTCTTTATGGAAGAGGGTGGTAGACGAGGAGAGCCAACCTAGTGTTATACGAACCCACTTGCGAAATATGTGGCAGTCACATTGAAGACGAAAGATGTGAGGTATGTGAGCATACAGGCGATAACGGTGCTTGGGTAGAAGAGGTTATAAAGGAAAAAGATGACAAAAAATCTGACTGAAAAGCAACAAAAGTTTTTAGCTGCCCTGTTTGATGAAGCAGGTGGCGATGCACGACTAGCTAAGAAGATGGCAGGATACTCTAGCGAAACACGATTGTCTGAAGTTGTTAAGCCATTGAAGGATGAGATAATGGAAGCAACAAAAGAGTATATGGCTTATGTTGCACCAAAGGCTGCAATGGCAATGGGCAACGCACTTATTGATCCTACAGAGCTAGGCATACGAGATAAGATGACAGCAGCAAAAGATTTGTTGGATAGAGCAGGACTGATTAAAACAGAGAAGGTTAACGTAGAGTCTTCAGGTGGATTATTTGTTCTTCCTGCTAAAGAAGGGACGAATGAATAACACTGATCTAGGATATTGGACGCTTCCAAAACCTGATGTAGAAGTTAAAGAGTGGAGCAGAATACCTAGAGTTGCAAGAACAATACCTTTTGGTTACGAGGTAGATCCTGATGATGCAGACTTCCTACTGCCAATAAAAGACGAACTTGATGCGCTAGAACAGGCGAAGAGGCATCTACAACAGTATAGTTACAGAGAAGTAGCAACGTGGCTTAGTAAAGAAACAGGACGCTACATCTCACACGCAGGATTAAAGAAGAGAATACAGGTTGAGCGAAGACGTAAAAAATCAACTACGATTAAGAGGGAGCTTGCCAGAAGGCTCAAAAAGACGCTCCAAGAGATCGAGAAAGCCGAAACAAGTAGAACAGGTAGTTATACAACAGCAGGAACAGTTACCTGAAATAAAGATAAAGCCACAAGAGGTTCAGGAAGAAGAAGTTTTATTCCGACCAAACACAGGACCTCAAACAGATTTCTTAGCCTCGTCAGAACGAGAGGTGTTATACGGTGGTGCAGCAGGTGGTGGTAAATCATTTGCCATGTTAGCTGACCCACTCAGAGGACTAAACAATCCTAACTTCAGTGGACTGTTAGTGCGACACACAACGGAGGAGCTAAGGGAACTGATACAGAAGTCTCAGGAGTTGTATCCAAAAGCAATTCCTGGCATTAAGTGGTCAGAGAGAAAGTCACAGTGGGTGAGTCCTAAGGGGGGCAGACTGTGGATGTCCTATCTAGATCGTGACCTAGATGTAATGCGTTATCAAGGTCAGGCATTTAATTGGATAGGTTTTGACGAACTTACACAGTGGGCAACACCCTACGCTTGGGATTATATGCGCTCACGACTTAGAAGTGCAGATCAGTCGTTAGGACTGTACATGAGAGCAACAACTAACCCAGGAGGACCAGGACATCAATGGGTAAAAAAGACATTCATCGACCCATCCCCACCCAACTCATCGTTTTGGGCAACGGATACAGAAACAGGTAATGTTATTACATTTCCACAAGGGCATAGCAGAGAGGGGCAACCTCTGTTTAGAAGACGCTTCATACCTGCTAATTTGTTTGACAACCCTTATCTAGCTGAATCAGGTGACTATGAGGCAATGCTACTATCTTTGCCTGAGCATCAGAGGAAGCAACTACTAGAAGGTAATTGGGACGTAGCAGAAGGGGCAGCGTTCCCTGAGTTTGACAGAACAAAGCATGTAGTTGAACCATACAAGATACCTGCTAGTTGGACAAAGTTTAGAGCATGCGACTATGGTTATGGAAGTTACTCTGCTGTCGTTTGGTTAGCAATAACACCTGCTGAACAGCTTGTTGTGTATAGAGAGCTACAGGTGTCAAAAGTTCTAGCAGTAGATTTGGCTGACAAGATATTAGAGTTAGAAGCTGAAGATGGTAGAATACAGTATGGAGTTTTAGACAGTTCACTATGGCATAAAAGGGGCGACACTGGTCCTAGCCTAGCAGAACAGATGATAGTAAGAGGTTGTAAGTGGCGACCATCAGACAGAAGCAGAGGAAGTAGAGTTGCAGGAAAAAATGAATTACACAGAAGACTCCAAGTCGATGAACATACCGATGAACCACGCCTTGTTATATTTAATAACTGCACAAACCTTATATCTCAACTTCCTAGTCTCCCTTTGGACAAGAAAAACTCCGAAGACGTAGATACAAATAGCATGGATCACATGTATGACGCTTTGCGTTACGGTGTGATGACACGACCACGTAGCTCCATATGGGACTATAACCCTGTAAATCAGCGAACAGGTTTTCAAATCGCTGATCCTAACTTTGGATATTAAATATGGCAGAAGATAACGAAGTAGCATTTGACACAGCAGATGTCACAGCAATGCAGGACAATGACCCTGCGCTAAAATCAGAGAGCGATGTAGTAAGTTTTGTACACGGTAGATTCAAAAGAGCAGAGGATGTAAGGCAACAGGACGAGCAACGATGGCTCAAAGCATACAGAAACTACAGAGGACTATATGGTCCTGATGTGCAGTTTACCGAAACAGAAAAGTCTAGAGTGTTTGTAAAAGTAACGAAGACAAAAACACTAGCAGCATATGGTCAAATAATTGACGTACTCTTTGGTAATAATAACTTTCCTTTGACAGTAAACCCAACGAAACTACCTGATGGTGTAGCTGAGTCGGTACACATAAATATAGACCCTAATGCAGAAAAGGGTCAAGATGAACTGCGGCAGGCTTTTGAAGATAAACCTTCAGAGCCTTTTTTGTTTAAGCCTAACGGAAAACTACAGCCAGGGGAAACCTTACAGGACTTACAGAACAGACTTGGCGCAGCAGAAAACAAGCTAGGTGTAGTATCAGAAAAGATAATAGAGGGACAAGGCACAACGAATACAACAGTGACTTTTCACCCTGCTATGATTGCAGCAAAGAAGATGGAAAAGAAGATACACGATCAGCTAGAAGAATCAGGAGCAAACAAACAGTTACGTAACACGGCATTTGAGATGGCTTTGTTTGGTACAGGCATTATGAAAGGACCTTTTGCTTTAGACAAAGAGTATCCTAATTGGGGGGAAGAAGGAGAGTACGACCCACTAATTAAGACAGTGCCTTCCACAAGTCACGTATCGATGTGGAACTTCTATCCTGACCCTGATGCGTACAGCATGGATGAGGCAGAGTATTGTATAGAGAGACACAAACTATCTAAAACACAAATGCGTAATCTAAAAAACAGACCTTACTTTAGAGAGGAGTCTATTGAGTTATGTCTAGATATGGGCGCTCAGTACGACAAGAAGTATTGGGAAGATGACATGAAGGACTACGCTATAGAAAACTATACAGAGCGATACGAAGTCCTAGAGTTTTGGGGATATGTAGACGCTGATATACTGGAAGAGAACGGTGTAGAGATACCTGAAGAGTTAGCTGACGTAGAGCAGATAAACTGTAACATATGGGTATGTCAAGGGCATGTGCTACGAATGGTGCTTAATCCATTTAAGCCTGTGCGTATACCCTACTACGCTGTCCCTTACGAGCATAATCCATATAGCTTCTTTGGTGTGGGTATTGCAGAGAACATGGACGATACACAGACATTGATGAATGGTTTTATGCGTATGGCTATTGATAACGCAGCATTGAGTGGTAACTTGATCATGGAGGTTGACGAGACTAACCTCGTGCCAGGTCAAGATTTATCTGTCTATCCGGGTAAAATATTTAGGAGACAAGGGGGTGCGCCAGGACAAGCTATTTTTGGCACTAAGTTTCCAAATGTAGCAGGCGAGAACATGCAACTATTTGACAAGGCACGAGTGTTAGCAGATGAGAGTACAGGCTTTCCGTCCTTTGCTCATGGACAGACAGGCATACAAGGTGTCGGACGCACAGCGTCAGGTATATCTATGTTGATGTCAGCAGCTAATGGTTCTATCCGTAATGTTGTAAAAAACGTAGATGACTATCTGTTAGCACCGATGGGTAAAGCGTTCTTTAGTTTCAACATGCAGTTTGACTACGACCCTGACATCAAGGGCGACCTAGAAGTCAAAGCACAAGGCACAGAAAGCTTAATGGCAAACGAAGTGCGTAGTCAAAGACTAATGCAGTTCCTACAGGTTGCATCAAATCCTGCACTAGCACCGTTTGCTAAGATGGACTATATAATTAGAGAGATTGCAAAAGCTATGGATCTTGACCCTGATAAGGTTACAAATAGCTTGCAAGACGCTGTGATACAGTCTGAGATATTTAAGAAGTTTCAGGAGCAGATGCCACAGCAACAACAAGCCCCACAGCCACCTGAGGGAGGAGCAGCACCTGCAGGAGCAGATGTTCAAGACCCAACAGGAGCAGGGGGAGGACAGATAGGAACAGGTCAAGCACCTGCACCAGGAGAAGAAGGATTTACAGGTAATGTCTAAGATTAAAGAGTTAACGAATAACAAAGAACTATGGGATGCTTT